TTTTTTTTTTGGTTAAAATAAATCTGATTCTGTTACAGATTTTTGTCTTTTTGTATAATTTATACTTCTTTTATTAAAGAAGTCTGTATGTTTAGTAGCCGTTATTTCATCATCAAACCACTCGGTTTTTTCTAATAGTTTTTCGTCTACCGTAAAAATACCATCAATACCAATACTTTCTAGTGATTTATTAAATCTAAATCTGATAAATTCCATAGTTTCTTCTTTTGTAAGAAAAGGTAAATCGCCCTTTTCAAACATCCATTCTACTATTTCAGCTTCAGCATCATAGGCATCAATTGCATTATCTACAATATCAGAAACTAGTTCATCTGTCCACCATTCTGGATGCTCATTTTTAATAAGATTGACTAAATCAAATCCAAATCTAGCATGAATATCTTCTTCTTTTGAAGTAGCTTCTACTGCGTTTGATATTCCTTTTAAACAATTTTTGTGTTTATTAAAAGACATAATTACCAAAAATTGTGAAAACAAAGAAACATTTTCTACAAACATAGAAAAAAGAATAATAGATTCAAAATAATCTTTATTATCCATAGAATTAACATTTCCAATAGATTTTTCTAAATACTTAACTCTTCTTCTAATAGCAGGCACTTTCATTAAATCTTCAAATTCTGCATTTAATCCTAATACTTTTATCAAATTTGAATAAGCATCTGCGTGTCTGACTTCTGATTCTGCAAATGTAGCACCAACGTTTCCAATTTCTGGTTTTGGCATTTTTTTGTAGATATCACCCCAAAACGTTTTAACTGCTATTTCAATTTGAGATATAGCCAACATTGCTCTCTTTACTGAAGTTTGTTCTCTTTCTGTAAGATTTACTTTAAAGTCTTGTATATCACTTGTAAAGTTAAATTCAGTATGAACCCAATATGAGTGTCTAATAGCATCTACATATTCTGCTAAATTTGGATATTCATATGGTTTTAGATTGGTTCTTTTCTTAAAAATATCTGGTTTATTACTATTTCTATATAGTATGTAAGATTTGGCAACCTCGTGAAATCCAAAATCCATCAATTCTTTTTCCACTAAATCATGGATTTCATCAACCGATGGCCTATAATCTTTTCCATTATAGTTGTATAATTTTTCAGTAACGATTTCGGAAATTGCTTCTGCATTTTTTTCATTCAGTTCACCAACCTCATTCATTCCTTTTATTATAGCATTTTTGATTTTTTCTTGTTCAAAAGGCACAAGATTGCCATTTCTTTTAATTACATACATAAGATTTGATTATTTATTTTCTTCTACTGAAGCTTTTCTGTAATCTGTAACTAATTTTTTAATTTCACCAATAGATTTTCGAGCTCTTGTTGCAGCTACTTTGGTTGTTTGGTTATGGTTTGTTTCGAACTCTTCAAATAGTTCTTTTATTTGTTCAAATATTTCTTGTGAATTGCTCATTTATTTTTTTTTATTTTAAGGTTGTAAATAGTTCCACCTTTGTTGGGGTGGTTATTATAACTATGATATATATTTAAAAAACTTATAGGAAATATAGTTAAAATTTATATTTTTTTCAAATTTTATTTTTGTGTTAAATTTTATCCTAAACTGGATGTTTCTACATATTTTTTATGTAGTAATTGTCGTTCCATTTCTGCTCCACTTGCCGCTTCTTTGGTAGCTATTACTCCATTGGCCGAATTTCCATCATAAACATCTAATACACCTGAATTTGTGTCCATTTTGCAAGGAAATGTAATCCCATCAGGTCCAAATCTGTTTTTCATTATGTATATTCTAGCAGTGTTATTTAGTTTGTCTTTTGACCTTCTACTCATACTCATAATAAAATCTGCGTTCATTACTTTTGCATATGAGTCAGAAACTTTATCTGCTTCAATTACTTCCGAATCAATAGAACTTCTATTAGCTTGAGATGCCGTCCATATTGGAATTTCTAACTCTCCACTCATACCTCGTAATTCAATATAAATACCACCTTGTTCTTGGTAGGTAGAATCAGAACGGTTAGAGTGAGAAAGTAAAAGGTCTGCATAATCTATGATAATCAAATCAGGTTTATTTCCTGCTGATGTCATTTTCTCAATATGTAATTCTAATTTTTTGGAAGAAATACCTTTTGGTGGAAAATACTTTATTTTTAATTTACCAGGTAATTTTGATATTTTTTCTCTTACTTCTTCTTTATTATCTAAAAGTTGTGTAGATGGTATATTAGTAAATATAGTGTCATATCGTTGACCTACATAGTGTTCTGACAATTCCATAGAATAATGAACTACGGTTTTTCCTTGTCTTACCGCAGCTGCTCCTAATGCACATAAAACCCAAGTTTTACCAACTCCTGATGGAGCTACTACTACACCAAGTTCGCCCGAACCTAACCCACCATCCATTAAATCATTTATAACTGACCAATCAGTTGGAACGGTTACTCTATTTATTTCTTCTGTTCGTTGCACATAATCTAATACATAATCTAATCCTAAATCATCATCTACACCAACTTTAAGTGCTTTATCAATCTTGTCTTTAATTAAATCATATGAACCTGCTTTTAATAAATCTACAGAATCAAAAATTGCTTGTTTAAGATTTTGATTTATACAAAAATTTGAAAATTCATCCTTTATATATTGTAAATCATTTGACTGAATTTGTTTATGGGCCGATACAATTTGTTCTGCTATATTTTTAGCCAATATCTTATCATCCATAGATGAAATTTTGACTTTAAATACATCTATTGAAGGAACAATTTTATAATCTTTATAATAATCTAAAATCTCACCAACTATCCATTTATTTACATCAGATTCAAAAAACTTTTCATGTATAATATCATATAAACTACCAACTAATTTTTGGTCTGTTAAAAGAGATGATATTACTTTTGTTTGAAAGGATTGTCCATACTTTTCTAAAGTATCCATACTACTCATATATTTAAATTATTTACTTATTATAGTTGAAAATGTATCGTGTATCCAATTTTGTATACCATTCCAGTTTTGTAATATTTTATATTTTGTTCCTATTTTTATAAAGTTAGTTTTGTTAAAATTTATATCGTTTTCTCTATACCTATCCAAAATTTTTAATTTAGTATCAGTTGGAATATGTAAATCTGATAATTTCATTAAATTTTCATTTAGTAAAATAGTTTCTTTATTTTCTAATATGGTATCATATATCTTTATTTTTCCTTGTTTTGATTCTGCAATTTGTATAAACTCATCAATAGATATTTTTTTATCTTCTTGAATTTCAGGAAATCTTTTTATAAGAGTTTTTAGTCCACATCCTTTAATACCAGGTATATTATCCGATTTATCACCATCCATCGTTCTGTAAAGAAGAATGTTTTGTGGCCATATACCGAATTCATCAAAAACAGATTGTCTATCATATAGTTTCTTTTTTGTAGGTGAAAAAACTTTTACTCTATCATCGACTAATTGTAAAAAATCCTTATCAGTTGAAACTATAATAACTTCTTCATTATCTTTGTCTTTTTTTGTTATTTGAGTAGTTAAATATCCAATTACATCATCGGCTTCTACTCCTTCATAAATCATTGTTTTAATAGGAAGATAATTTAAAATATCATTCAACCAAACAAATTGTTGTTTCATTGATAATCTTTCTTGTTCTTCTGTCATTAAATCATCATATTGACGATTCACTCTAAATCTATTCTTACCCCTATCTTTTTTATACCCTTCATATATTTTTTTTCTGTTATTATTACCACCCTTACCATCAAAGGTTAAAATAACTCGCGTTGGGTTAAATTTCTTTATTTGATATCCAATTGATTTAAGTGAACCAACCACTCCACCCGTATGGTCACCATCCTCATTCATAGTAGGATTTACTGACCAAGAACGGATGAAAGTGTTTAGTCCATCAATAATCAGAACTTTAGAATTTCGAGATTTATTTTCATTAAAATCTCGTTCATTTTCTACTTCATGTAGTATGTTTTTATAAAGTTCTTTCATATTATTTTATTCAGGTGATGTTACTTCTAATTCTAATGATTCTATGTCTGTTGTATCAGATTTATATTGAAGAATAGTTGCATTGCATATTTCTTCATATATAGATTCCCTTAAACTTTCATTTTCTTTCATTAAATCTATGAAGTCTTTTGCTTGAAACTTATGTTCATTCAAAACTTCACCTGTTTCTTTATCTACTTCACTGTAAGTGTACCACGCACCACCCTGACTGACAAGTTTGTTATCTTTCATTACCCGTAACCAAGAACCATAGTCATCAATACCCCTATCAAAGAATATATCAAAATCTGCGGCTCTTAGTGGGGGACCCATTCGGTTTTTAATAACTTGACAACGGACTTTCATACCAACTACTCTGTCTTGTCCATTTACTTTTTGTTTGATTTGTCCCATATTCTTCAAACGAAGTCTAACCGATGCATGAAATGCAAGAGCTTTACCACCTGAAGTTGTCCAAGGATCACCAAACATAGCATTCATCTTTTGACGAAGCTGGTTAGTAAATACTAATGAGATTTTTTGTCTACCAATCATATTGGTAATTTTTCTCATTGCTTTAGAAATAATAATTGCTTTATCCGTAGCGTAACCATCTTTACCGTAATCAGCAGCGATTTCGGTCTTAGTAGAAGCAGCTGCTACTGAATCAACTACTATGGTTACTAATTTATCTTTGTCAGTTGTTCTAACCTTTTCTATGATGGTTTCAATATAATCAAAGATTTGCTCAACAGAATCAGCAGTAACATAAAGAAGTTTAGAAACATCTACACCGATAGCTTCCAAAAACTCTCTACTTACTGCCGTTTCAGTGTCAATCATTACAGCTACCCCATTTTGTTTTTGCGTTTCCGCTAACAAATGAGCAGATAATAATGATTTACCACTCTGTTCTAATCCTGTTATTTCTGCAATTCTTCCAACTGGAAAACCACCATGTGGGCGGTTTGAAATGGCAACATCCAACATTGCACATCCTGTAGAAACCCAACCCCCAACATTTGTAGGGGCTTCATCGGAATCTAAGAAGAATGCAACTGTTTGGTCTTTTACTGATTTATTTAGCTCTCCCGCTAAAATAGATGCTAAATCATCATTAGCATCTTTTTTCTTTTTCTTTGCCATTTTTTATAACTTGTTTTTTATTATGAAAAAAGGTCATCAAATGCAGCAGCTACATTTTCTAACTTTTCTTTGTCTACATCGTCATTTTAGTTCTTGGTATACTTCAGTAATTTCATTTTGGTTTTCAAGTAGATTTTCTAGTTGTGATTGGTCACCTGATAATGGAGTTACATTTGGTTTAACTCTAATAGTAGTTACAGGATATGATGTACCAGCATCTTCCGCAGATGTATATTCAATAGTTATATCTCTACCTGATGATGGGTCTGTAATATCACCGTAATCAGGATCTGCAATATATCCAAGAATTTCTTGATATACCGTTTTTCCAAATCCCCAAAATTTAACTCCTTCACCTTCTTCACCTCGTACTAGTACAGGAACAAATGTTCTCAATTTCGGCTCCATTTTTTTTGCAGCCTTCCAATCTTCTTTATCACCCATTCTTTTTAACTTGTCTGCAAATTCAACAATAGGATCTGGTCTACCAAAAGATTGCGGAGAAAGGTATGTTCTGTTGTTAATATTATAGTGAAAAAAGAGTTCAATGAAAGGATTTTCTTTATTGAACTTATAAGGAACAATTCTAACCTGATGTTTACCCGGAGTAGGTTTCCATAAGTTATTTGCTCTGTTTGATGTGTTTTGCAGTTTATTCAGTCTGCCTCTGATAGCGTCTAAATTAAGTGCCATTATATTTTATGTTTTAAAGTTTATATGTTAGGTTTTATATGGCGCCTTTCCACGCCAAGTTATAACAATAAAGATACGAATAATTTTACTAAGAGTCAAGACTTAATTTAAAAAATTTGTATCTTTTTTTAATCGTATACTGAAAGTAATATACGAATTTTTTTTAAGAAAGTCAAATTAAACTAAACTTTCTATAAATTTTCCAAAAGGAAATGAGTCACCTGGATCTTTTTTTCCTTTACCATCACCTCGTACCGAGTCACCACTTACATCAGAATGTCTTACTACATCTTGTATTCTTATATTATACGTTTCCATCCATTCTTTTGTAAGTTCTTTGGCTGCATCGATTTGGGCATCTGTATAACACCCTGGTTTATCTATTTTGTTGATAAATGTACCATAATCATTGTTTCCCGACACCAAAAGCTCAAAGCCTAATGTATATCCATTTAGGTGTTCTATCCCCTTATGAATGGATTTTCCGGCATGAGCTGCTTTTTGAGTAGTAGGTGTTAAATTTTCAATAGTTCCATCAGGATGTACAAGAGCATGAACTGAAAGTCCTAATTTTTCCAATAGTTCTCTAGCATGAATTTCTTCACCTTCCCAATCAATCCATTCCGTCATAGAGTGAATAATTATACCAACAGGTGATAAGTCATCCATACTACAACCAAACATTTGTTTCCAAGTTCCAGGCCCAACTAATCCATCGGCATCTACACCATGATTTTTTTGCCATTTTTTTACATTTTCTTCTGTTCCACTTCCAAATATTCCATCTGGATGTTCTCCAACTTTAAATTGGATTTTTTTTACTGCGGGCCCTTGACTTCCTTTTTTTATAATCATAGTTTTTTAGTTTTGTTTAAATTCAATTACATCGTAGATTCTAGTTGGAATCTTTTTTGTTCCTTCGGTATTGGTTAAGATAATTGAATTTCTAAACTTATCCCAATCAATAATAAAAGACTTATTTAAAACTCCACCATTTTCTTCTTTTATTAACTCGTTAAGAGCATTTATAGTGTATAACGTATTTGACTCTTTTTTTCTATGAATCAAAATAGTATCTTCTAAAATTTCTTTTGGTGAAAATTCTGTATCTACATTATATGTGATAAATAATTCATCTAAATTACTTTTATTTTGAAGTATATAGATATAATTATAAACGATAACATACACCTCTCTAATATCTTGTAA